CCATTGGTATTTCAGGCTTTTTTCCGGTTGTTCCTATTATTTCACACGCCCCATACCCAAATGAAGGATTGTTATAATGACTGCCAATTCTGGGATCCAGACAAACACCCTCAATAATTTGTCTGGTATCTATTCCATTTATTTCAGCATATGTATCAAGCTCATTAAAAAAGGCGACACGAAGTGCCAGATAAGTATTAGCAAATAATTTGACCGCTTCTGCCTCAGTAAAACCCATAATTAGAGTTGGTACATCTTCCTTTATAGCAGCTTCTTTAAGAAGTCCTGCAAAAGTGTGAGCCGATTGAACCAAGCGTTCATCATTAAGATCTGTTCCTACAATTATTCGGGACGGATATAGGTTCCTCTATCCGTACTTTCGCTTTATAATGGCAATATCAATCCGTATTAAACTCATTCTGTCGGTACATTTGCTCTATCTACATCCTATGTCCGGAACATAATCCGGTTTATTTCATTTAAAGGGAAAATAAAAAGACCGCCAGGCGTTTACCTGACGGATAGAAAACTGAAATGTTCATTTTTTATTATTGGAAATGATAATATCATTCTTTTCGCTTTATAATGCGAATGATATTATCATCTTCCGGGAGAATATCAGATATGTAAAAGTCAGATACAGAAATGTTCATTTCTGGTATTGTTATAGATTTAGAGGTACAGCGGATGATATTATCATTTATAATATAGGAAGAAACTCTATCAACGAGAGTCTCCACATTTACATGAATGGGTGATATACCCACTACTCCCCCGGCCGGTGGGGCAGGATAGGAGAATGGAAAAATAGAAAAAGCCCCGGCGGTCACTCTCCAGCCTACTAAAATACTTAGTAAGCTGGATGCTAACCACCGGGGCAAATATTCATAAAACTTTTTCTCTTAACTTTTTCTCTTAACTTTTTCTCTTTACGCTCAGATAATTTATTTTTTCCATAATTTTACATATGATAAATACACATACTACTCCAGGTATTAAATCTATTCCGTTTTCGGTTTCTGACCGCCAGATAGTAATTCCTCAGCCAGCATATCTTTTATACTGTTAGGAAGATCCTCTAAAGTAACTTTGGAATCCATAAACAATAAATCTGTATATTTTTTCTGGTCATTTGTTCTAGAAAAAATATGCGTCACTTCATAAACATTTTTACTCTTTAAGAAACAATCCTCGTCTCTAAGAGACTGAACAATATAACACTCACTTTTGGCTTTCCCCGTATCATCCAAATCTTCATTTAAACACAGTGTAAATTTCAGATCAGTAGTTCCAAATTTGTAAATTTGTGAGTTCGTTTTGATTTCTTCTAATATAAAATTTTCAGAACTGGCTAACTCCGTCACTTCCTCTATGTGTTTTATCTTTTTTAAACAAAGTCGGTACGGATGCGCTTTGCTAAAATAAATCTGATTTGCCTGCAGAGAATTGTGCGTAGCATTATAATAAAACCGGTTAGCGGATAACCTTGTTTCAACACCGGTTAAATGCCTGAAGTTTTGTGCTTTATATATAACTTCTATGTACCTTCCGTCAAAAACATATAAAAACCGTTTGCCTACAAGGGATTCCTTATATTTTTGTGCAGCAGCATATATTTTCTTAACTATATCTTCTCTATCTTGTACTTTACTCATTTATCTGGCTTCCTTTGAGTATATGCAAAAATAATGCGCTGGACAACTTTCTGTGTCATCCAGCGCTTATTGTCTAATGAGCGGTTTCATGCTGGCTGTCAGCCTGGATGCTCTTCCGAGCATCTAATACGTCGCCGGAAATTTAAGTCCCCGGCGCGGACTCACCGTCTCTCCCTGGTGTGGGCTGGATACCCTTCCGAGTACCTAAAAGTGCATGGTAATTACCCTCCCCAGCCGGAGCCCAGCTTTTACGTGCCGCTACACGGAACCTTTCTGGTTCAATTATATTATACGCAAAAAAGCAAAAAATATCAACTGTTTTCAAAAAACAACTTTAAACTTTCTGTGAACGAAATCCAGCCTTTTACTTTACAACCTATACTGGACTTACGTCCAGTATAGCATCGCTGTCAAGTCCTTTCAAGATTTGTGGCAACATTTTTTATAAAAAGAGGTTTCAATTCCTTGCCTTCTTCTAATTCATCTATCAACGTCTTGAGCGAGATAAGCACTGCCTTAATAGCTGGTTGCTCCTTTCCCTCACATCCGCAGTATAAGGATGCTCGGAGAAGGGCTTCTCTGGTATATCCTTTGTCATAACAGCAATCAGCTTTTTCATAGAATCAGGATCAGTTATTTCAATCTTCCTCTCAAATGTACTCGTTGCCATAATCAACTCATCCTTTCCTGCTTTTCTTTGCTTTGTTTTTTCAACAGTTTTTCCTATACTGGGTTGCTCCTACTCCTTTAGGAAAGCCAAAATCTCGTCATAACTTTTGCCACTTGCCTCGATTGCCTGAATAAGCTTCTCTCTGGATTCCTCATCCTTTTTCTTCTTCAGGGATTCCAGATCAGCGACAGCTTTCTCATACTGTTCCTTTTTCTTCGCAACAACTTCCTTCTGCTTCTCAATCTTTGCGTCAAGATCAATTGTTCCTCTTGCCATAAGAAAATTCCTCCATTCCCTAACCATGTGGCAGATATTTTTTCTCAGTATACCATATCCCGGCCATGCTGTAAAAGGATAAATGCGGATGATGTCTCCCTATTGGTCCCTAAACATTGATGTGAGCCTCAATCCCTCAGTTCCTTGTAGCAGTTGGTAATGAAGCATAGAAACTCCGGCGAAACATTCTCCACGATCCCGGATCCGCTAAGACTTTCCAGAGCCTTGATAGCTATCGTCCAAAGATCATATGCTTCCCCTTCTTCAATTACGTCTCTCTGTTCTTTCATATCTGCAGTTTTCTCACGGATTGCTGTGTCAATGAGTGCGGCCAGCTTTTCCCCTTTTATCGTAGCCTTCAAAAGTTCCGGCTCCGCATGAAGCGGCGGGATTTTTATCACAGTATTCTTCATTACAGACCTCAGCTGCTCCCGGGCCTCCTGCCATGTAAAATCAATCAAATACGCCTTTACTGCGGCGGCTGCCACCGCTTCTTCTGATTCCAAATGATATTTCTCGACGTCAAATCCCCTCAATTTCTCCACCGTTCTCTCAAAATCATCCATCCTGCTCATGTACCATACCTCCTCATTAGTGCCAGAACATTTCCAGCGTTTTCCTTTGCAATTTCTATGCAACTTCTTTAGCACCAGAAGATATAGGAAAACTCTTCACATAGCAATCAGGAGATTCTTTTTTCTGCGATAGCACTAAATCCCGCACCGGACTTTTGTGGAAATCTCATAGGGACGGGTGAGCACATCATTGATTCACTCTTTCGGCACCTTTATCAAAAGGTCAAATACAAATTCAATAACGAGGAGTTCCCCTTCCGGACGCATCCATACATCATCCGCATTCTTTATCAGGTTTGATAATATTTTCCGCGCAGCTGGAGGACACATTTCATTTATAAGGAAACAATCCGTTGATAACTGTATCCTGCCCAGTGTTCCATCTGTCTGCACTATGATGTCCAGTGTCAGGATTTCCGCCATCCGGATAGCTTCTGTGGAAAGCTCCGAAAAACATTTGATCCTTTCCTGATTAATGATATGAAGGCTGTCCCTGTCCATTTCCTCTGCTTTTCGAATGATTGTGTCCGCCTCCCGGTGCAGGTGTTCCTGTTCATTAAGCCGTTCTTCCTCGGAAAGACCCGCTCTCCTTTTTTCTTCCTCCCGCACCAGTTCATCCCATTCTTTTGCCGCATGTGTGTGGTATTTTTTCTCGATCAGCATCGCAATCCCTCCTGTTCCTTCCTCCTGCCAATATACCATATAGTGAATATCTCCACAATATTCATTCTTTTTCGGGCACCCTATAATGAAACCCAAAGGCAAGATTTTGTATACATGCAGATTGCCACTGTTAATCAAACATAGGCGTTATCAGCCATGTGATAGATAGGAGGTGACCGGAATGATTGATTTTAGCCCACTGTGGGCAACCATGAAAGAAAAGAACATCACGCAGTATCAGCTGATCAAGAATGGGATCGATAATAAAACGCTGGACAGCCTGCGGAAGAACAAAAATATCACTCTGGCCACACTGGAAAGTCTATGCCGGATTCTGGACTGCACACCTAATGATATAGTCCAGTTCATCGATGGGCCGACACCGGAAACAGATTCCAAAAATCCATAATACCGTCAGCAAGCCGCTTCCCTTAAGTATTCCTCTTTTGTAAGCAGCAAGCTGGCGGTATTTTTCTATCGTCCGCATTTACCCGGCGTAAAAAAATAAGCCCCACCAAGCCAGCGCATTAGACTGTTTAAGAAAACAATCTAATGTCCCTGCTCAGTGGGGCTGTTTCATGAACAATCTTATTCCGTTTTTCTGCTTGTTTCTTTCCCTTTCTCCCCGATCTTCCTGCGGCTGTAACACACACCCTTTCCCCTTACTTTCCATTTCTCATCAAGGAGCTCAATGGTCCCGTCAGCATTTGCCCGCCTGAATCCCAAAAAACTGCTTAAGTTCCGGCTGTTGCCGGTGCTTTTAAGCTTCACTCCGAAGTTTGTGGTATATGTCACCGTATCTCCGTCCACCTCGCCGCTTTTTATGAATGCGATGTAAATGCCCTTTTCGAACCGAAGGTAATCCGGCAGAGCCGCGATCTTTTCTTCCGTAACCCGGATGTGACCGCTTTTTACCCCGCTGCGGATACCTGGCTTCGCTCTGCCATCCATATCCCGGAATATGCTGCCTTCCACATCCAGGCCGTTCACATTCATCTTCATCCTGGCGTCATTTTTCTCCGGCAGCTCCGTCAGGCATCTGAGGAAGAATTCATAGTTCTTCCTCATGGCGGATGTAGCGCCCTGCTCCGATTCCAGGATGTCCCGTTCCTTTTTCAGTTCATCCAGGCGGGTCCGAAGGTCGGCGGCAAGGCTTGCGTAGATCGTGGCTTCGGATCCGTCCTCTCCCGTCCCAGGAATGCCCGCCTCCATCCCCGCGCCCCAGCTGCTCCCAAGGTTCGTGGAAGTCCTGCCATTAACCAAGTCCACTTCGATGTCATCAAAGGCAATGGTCCCATCCTCATAACTCTGGCGCAGGAGTTCGTCCTTCTTAAGAGCCGCATGGCGCAGGGCCTCCACCTGTTTTCCCAAAGTTTGATTCAGATTTGCTTCCAGCTCCTTGATCTGCATCTCCAACGTCTCCAGCCGTTCCCTGGAATAGCTGTTCTTTCCGGTTTGACGGTCCACCCGCTCACAGGCCTCCCGGAAATGAACTGCGAGTTCACTTTCGTCACCGTTGCTCTCATAATCCCGTTTGACACGATAAAGCATCTCCATAAAGCTCTGCTCCAGGGCACACTCGTAAGTGGATCCGGAAGGGCAGCTCCCGTCCATCTCCTTTACCAGTGGGTCGTCCGCTTTGGCGTAAACGCCTTTCGCATTCCTGGAACACCGCCACACAGGATAGGAATAGTAGTAATGCTCCTTATAATCTGCCGGTTCCAGACCCTCAGCTTCAACGCACCGATGGTCTCTGTATCCAGTAACGACATTGTTGTAGCACATCCGTACCAGTCTTGCGCCGCAGGATTTTCCATCGATTATGCTCCCGCAGGTGAGGTTTGAGAAAGGCGAGGCCGTGGCTCCCCTGCGCTTCTTCGGTTTGTCCTCCTTTTTGGCTGATTGCGTCCCGCTCTCCAGGAGAATGGCCTGCACCTTATCCCAGGTCAGCCGGTCGATGATCCCCACATGGTGGTTTTCTACATAATATCGGGGTGCTTCCCCGTTATTCTTCGTGGATTCATGGGTCAGGAAATTCTTTGTGATCGTCTTCTGGCTTTCACAGTCCCCCACATACTTCTCGTTCCGCAGGATACGCAGGACCGCGTCTGCCCGCCAGATACATCCCCGCACCGTCTTTTTCCCCATGTCATTGAGTTCCTTTGCGATCCGGTTGCTGTTAACTCCGCAGACGAACCGGTCAAAAATGTAGCGTACAATCTCAGCCTGCTCCGGGTTGATCACCCATTCCCCGTTCGGACCTTTATCATATCCCAGGAACCGGTCCAGGTTTACCACCGCCTCGCCCCGCTGGAACTTCTTCTGGATCGACCATCGGATGTTATCGGAAATAGATCTCGACTCGTCCTGGGCCAGGGCGGAAAGGATCGTCAGGATCAATTCTCCGGTAGCGTCCAGGGTATCAATGTTTTCTTTTTCAAAGTAGATGCCCACCGGCGGGCTGAGTTGGCGGAGCTGCCTCACACAGTTTAGGGTGTCCACCGTATTCCGTGCAAAGCGGCTGATGGATTTCGTCACAATGTAGTCGATCCTGCCGTTCATCGCATCTTCCATCATAATGTTAAACTGTTTTCTTTTGACCCGGGAGGTGCCGGAGATTGCCTCGTCCGCATAGATCCCGGCCAGCGTCCAGCCGGGCTTCCCGGTGATCAGCTCCGTATAAAATTTTCTCTGGGTGGTGTAGGATGTCTGCTGGCTCTCATCCCCGGTGGAAACACGGCAGTAGGCTGCCACCCGCAGGAATTTCTGCTTCTTGATCTGCCCGCCGCTCTCCACCGAGCGTTTCGTGGCCGGGATCACGTTGACTTCCGGCCGGCGGGACGCCATTCCCTGCAGGGGCATCCCGGTGTTTTGCATCGTCTGGTTCATGGAAACTCCTTTCCGCGGCAGATTCACATGGGAACCATTGTTATGCTGGCCCTGGTGTAAAACTGCCGTATATAAAAACAGACAGCTCTCTATGGCTGTCATCCTTTTCTCCTGTATTTCTCCCGCATCCGCTGGCCGTCAAAGTAGGCAGCCGTGCAGCGGTAGTCCTCCACATTGGAATACATCTCCACATCCGTATCGGTATCGTCAAACCAGTGGACCGTGTAATGGAGAGGGTCGTGTACCGTGATGGAAAGGGCGAACGCCTTCACATAAGTGCTGGTCAGACCGTTTAGGAAAGCAACCGTGCCTTCCCGGCCTTCCGGAAGCGTCTTGATCCATTCCAACGCCTTATCCCTCTCCTCATGGCCGGCCTCCAGCTGCTCCCAATATCCCTCCAGATGAGAGAGCCGCTGTTCCAGCGTTGCCTTTTCCGCCTCTGCCTCACGGATGCGGGCTTTTTCCTCCGCAATGCGGGTATCCAGTGCGGCCAGGATGCTGTCCTCGACCAGTTCATCGTTCAGTAATTCCTTTCGGATCTCCATGGTATCCCGCTGTGTGGCAAGCATCCGGCGCCGGTCTGCGGCTTCTGAGATTGTCAGATTAAGGGCCTCAATCTGGCGCTTTAAGAATCCCCGGTCGCGTTCCATAAAGTCTATCTTCTGGATATTCACAAGACGCTGCCGGATCTGCTCTACGAATCCCTCCGCTCTTTTATCAAAGCTACACCGGGGGCCTTCCTCTTCCCCATAACGCCCGCTCATGATGTCCGCCACCTTCACATCGTCCATGACAGGCTCAGAAAGCAGATGGAAACGGTCCGTGAAAGCCTTCCGGAACATGCGGACTGCCTGTTCTTCATAGATCTTTTCCGCATGGCAGACGGCTTTCCCATTGTTCAACGCCGATGTTGGACAGAACCAGATGGGGTAATGGCTGGCATTGCGGATGTTATAAGCCCTGCCGCAGTGCGCGCAGATCAGCCGGCCGGAGAATGGACGATCCGTCCGTTTTCCTCCATTGCCATACCTGGCCGCATTCCCCTGGCGGATCTTCTGCACCCGCTCAAACTGATCCCGGCTGATGATTGCCGGATGATGGTCCTTTACCAGATACTGCGGCATCTCCCCTTCATTCTTCCGGGACTTATGGGTCAGAAAATCCGGAGTATAGGTCTTCTGCAGGAGCGCGTCCCCGCAATACCGCTCCAGGGTGATCATCCGGGAGAGCATCGCCGCGGTCCAGCCGGTCTCAATCCCTTCGTTCACAGTGGTCCTTCCCCGGATCTTCCGTTTGGCTTTTCCCTGGTCGGGCGCAGGGATGCGTTCATAATTCAGCCGCCTTGCGATGTCGGAATACTGTTCCCCATCCTCCACTTCCTGAAAGATCCGCCGGACAACAGCGGCTTCCTCCTCTACGATCTCCACACGATGGATCTGGTACCCATCCTCCATCGTTTCAAAAGCATCCTCCCCTTCCGCGTAGCGGTAGCCATAGATGTCATAATTCCTTGCCTGCCCCTTGGGGTATCGTTTCTGGTTGCCCCAGCGGATGTTGGCGGAAATGGAACGGGATTCCTCCTGGGCGATGGCGGCAAGGGTGGTGAGGATAAAATCACTGGTAGGGTCTGCCGTATCCAGCCCTTCCTTTTCAAACAGGATGGTCACCTGATGGTCATGCAGGATATTCAGCGCGGTCATGAAATCGCTGGTATTCCTGGCAAACCGGGAGATGGACTTGCACACGATGCGGTCAATCTTCCCTTCCCTGCAATGCCGCAGAAGCCGCTTGTAGCCGGTCCGGTTCTGTTTATTTGTACCGGAGATCCCATAGTCCGAATAGACTCCCGCACTGATCCATTCCGGGTTCCGGGACAACAGCTCCGTAAAATATCGATCCTGGGTTTCGTAGGAATTTTCCTGGTCGGAAGAATCCGTGGAAACCCGGATATAGGCAGCCACACGGAGCGGCCCGGTCTTTGTGACGGTACGGTTCATTTCCGCGATGGAAATGTAATGGCCTGTATCCTGCTGTACCGGCTGGAATACGGCGGCAAACTCACTTGTAGTTTCTGTTTTGATAAGCCGCTGTGCGATGTCACTTTTGGATTCCATGGCTTTTTTTGCCTGGACCGCTTTAGCAATCAGGGCATTGATGGAGCTGCCGTGATCAGAAGAGCCTTCAACGGGAGCAGCTTTTTGTTTCCTGCTTTTTTTAGGCAAGGCACCTTCTTCAAGAGCTATGGCATGCGGCAAAGGAAAAGGCTTTTCTGTCTTTCCTGCTGCCTTGTCCTCTGCCTGGGTTTCGCAGGAAGATGGGCTGTCCGGCAAGCGGCCGTCCGGAATGCCAAACATACGAAGATCCGGCACAGAGGCAGCCTTCTTTTGCGGTTTTTGCTTCGGCTTTTCTCCTGCCGCTTTCTGGATTTCTGCCAGAAAATCCCGAGCGTTCACTGCCATGATGATCGTCTCCTTTCTTCAAAATTTCCCATTCTGAAGGGGATTTCCCTCCTCTCCGGGTAGTCGTATATTCCCTCTATAAGCTGAACATATCAAGCATTTATCCTGCCTTTTAAGGGTAGAAACCCGCCATAAAACGTAGAAAATCAGGGCTTTTTACCACAGGTATTGCACAAATCTGCTTCGGGCATTTTCCCTCATTTGTCTACGCCATGGATGGATAGGGTGAGCGGTTATGTAAAATCCCCGCCCCTCTATGGAAATAGAGAAACGGGGAAAGGGATCAAGCCTTTCGCCTATCTGCCAGTCTCATTGCTCACAGCTTCTGGCAGTAATCCAACGCGATCCAGCCTGCGCCGGATTTCAGTTTACCCCAGCCTTTTGCGGAACCGGCGCCGGAGCTTTCCTCCACAATGGTGAACACGCCAATTCCCGTGTACTTCCCGGTCTTCGCGTAATTCGTTCCGGGGCCTTTCCGGATGTTAAGGTCAGAGGCGGACACCTTCACCAGGTACGGCTGGAATGTTGCCTGTGATCCGGGATTTCTTCCGGTATAGATCGCCTTGCCGGATTCATCAAAGACGGAATACCCCGGATTTTCATCCGCACAGGCTTTGGCGTTGGAGAGTTCGTGGAAGGCACCCTTCTGGGACTTGGAATCGGCCCAGGTCTTACGGACACGGTACCACACAGGAGCCGCCTGTGAAGTTTCATCTGCCGTGCCGCAGATGCCCTTCAGGATGGAAAGGATTTTCCCGCCGTATCCGGCCCCTGCGGCCCAGCCTTTTCCCTGGGGGTTCTCCTGCTGGCCCAGCCACTCCACATACTCCGCGCATCCTCTCGTGACATATTTGAAACGCGGGTCAATGCAGGTGTTTACCAGAGCATCCGCACAGGCATACGCTTTCAGGTGCTGGATCTGTGCCCGGATGCCGAGCTGCGGCGTGTCAAAGGAATTGCCTTTCAGGCCATTGCTTGTCACACCCATACCGCAGAAGTTGTTCTGGCCCAAGGTCACTGCCGAACCGGAAAAGGTAAAGTTCCCAGTCTCCAGGCAGGACTGCGCAAAGGCGATATCGCCGCGCACGCCTTCTGTCTGCCCTTCGGAGAGATAGAGCGGGATCATATCGAGAACGCTCTGCGATACATTTGGATTTTTTGCCTTAAGGTAGGATCTCATCTGCTCCGTCGTGGCCACAGCCGTACCCATGATCTTCGTGTAACCGCTGGCGCCAGCAGAAGAACTGCCGTCCATTGCCGCCTTGACCGCTTTTCGGAAGGTATCCATGGTATACCCCATGCCAAGCTGGGTCCAGAGATGCTCCGGATCCCCGTGGTTGGAGGCGATCCCTCTGGCGTGTCCCTCTTTGTGGCTGATGACCACGCCATCTGCCAGGGGATTCAGGGAATACTGTTTGCAAAGCATGGCAAACAACTCTACCGCAGACTGATAGGTGCGCTCTGCACAGGCCCTCGCTGTGGCAAGGTCGGAACAGGTAAATCTACTGCCTCCGGTATACTTGATACAGGCCGGCTCGCACATCTCCACACCGATATGGGTGTTATTTCCGCTGCCCTTGCTTCCGGACCCGCAGTGCCACCCACGATGGTTCCACGGAAGTGTCTGATAAACCGTGCCGTCATTGGCATCGATAAATCCATGAACGCAGGCATTATCATAGGATGGTGAATTCCAGCTATTGATGAACACGGATGCCTTTGGCTGGCTGCATCCAACCGAATGGAGCATCAGGCCTTTGACCGTAATCTTACGGCCGGCAGTATAACAGGGGTTCTTTGTCAGGATCGATTCGACCAGTTTCATTTGCACATTTCTCCTTTTCTTGAAAAAAGGGAGACGCAAAAAGCATCCCCCGTGAGTGAGTCTCGATAAACGTTTTTACGATCTTTCCGTGATCACGGCAATACCAGCTGCATTCCGACCCGAATCACGTTGCAGGTCAGGCCGTTCAGTTCCCGGATCTCGGTATAGCGGGTACCATCCCCGATCTGTTCTTCGGCAATCTTCCACAGATTATCTTTGGGAGATACCGTATAGAGCTTTTTACCAAGGCCAAAGATATACATGTCCTTCCCATTCACGTAGGCAAAGCCGGTATCACTTTCCGGGCAGCGGATCCGAAGCCACCCATCCCCGCATACCTGCAGGACTTCCACCACAGTGCCTTTCCGGTAGGTCGTAACGCTCTCCGCATCCAGGCTGTTTCCATCGCGGATGTTCATCAGTGTCTTCAGCTTTGCATAAGCGATGGGCGTGTCATTGCCATCATAGTCATACTCTACAGCCTCCGGGAATTCTATCTCCGGCCCGTCTGTCTCCTGGCCTGTGTCCTCATCAGATGGCACGGATTCACCGGGCTCTGCAGTTCCTTCTGTGTTTTCAGGGGCTGCTTCCGTATGCTCCGTCTCTTCTTCAGCCTCCGTGGATTCCTCATTGCCGTCAGCATCTTTACCGCCAGGCTCTGTATCCGCGGGGACTTCTACAGGATCTTTGTCAGAAGGCTGTGTCCCGGACGGCTCCTCTGTTTCCTCAATGCCGGACTCCGGCTCCGGATAGATGGCTTCGCCTTCATTGGAAAACACAAAATATCCGGGATTTGCGTCCGCTTTTGCCATGGCATTGGCCAGCAGCCGGAAAGCCCCCAGCTGGCTTGACGCATCCTCCCAGGTCTCACGGACACGGTAATAACCGGAAGTCAGCCTTGCAGGATAATCTTTGATACTCATTGTCCTCATCCTTTCTTATCATTCAGGGCAGGAGGCACTCCTGCCCGTCTGCTTATTCTTCGTTGCTGTCATCATCCGTGGTTTCATCTATGGGTGTTCCCGTGTCCTCTCCACCCTGGGGATGTTCCTCCTCCGTCAGCTGGAGGAGCATTTCTTTCAGCTTCTCCGGGATCGGCAGACCGATGACTGCACTGTTTTCCAATACGGAAATCCCTTCATTTGCGAGATAAAAGAAGATCACCGCCGTTCGGATCGCTGCCCCGTCATGGATCACCTGGCTGTCCACGATATTCGCGATACCCACCAGGACGAAGATGCACACCTTTTTGGCGATGCCCTTAAATCCCACTTCGCTGGACAGCTCCTTCCTTACGCCGGCAGCCAGTACACCTGTGAGATAATCCATCACTACGAACACAACCAGCGCATACAGGATTCCGTCAAACCCTCCCAGGAACCAGCCGACCACACCGCCGACCGCGGCAAAAGCCAGTTCCAGCTTGTCCATTATTGCTTTCATACACGTTACCTTTTCCTTTCCGCCCGTCAGGGCAATAAAATAGGACGGCTGGATAGCCCAGACGCCCGGTTTAAAATATATAAACACAGCCGTGCGGGTAGGGACATTCCCGCCGTACCGTGGAGATTGAATGATTCATATATAGCTTTTCAATTTTTCTATGATCCGGTCAGCGATCAGCTTCATCCCGGTATCCCCCGGATGGGAGGCAACGCCGGATGAAGTGATCTCCACCACAGTCCCATCATCCTTGGTATAGGTGTTTCCTACAGCATTTTTGTTTGCCGCATCCTCGGACAGATCCCGGATATCCACGAGGTCAACCCCCAGCTCTCTGCAGGCAGTTTCAATTGGACCATAGTTGAGCGACCACCCATACCAGGATGCCACCCAAAGGATCCTCGCCTTTGGGCATCCGGATCGGAACATTTGCAGCATCGTTTTTACGTCTTCCGCGTAGGTTGCCCGTTTTTCATCCGTATTGACGTTATCCGAAAGCTGGATGATGACCAGATCCTCCGTGCCGTCGGTATAGGTATCAAGGAAACCCTGCACATATTTTCTGCGTTCTTCACTGGTTGTCATCCCCTCCCAGTTGCTGGCGCCGTAACGGGACATTTCAAGACTGCTGTTATGCTCCAGAAGGAATTCCTTCACGTAATAGTAGTAGTCATGCTTGCTGTCGCTTGCCGCCATACCAAAGGTTCCAAATCCAAGGGTCAGGCTGTTACCGAGTACAAGGGCTTTCTTCGGGATACTGCAGATCGTATCAAGCGAACCATCGGATCGAATCGTCAATTGGTACCTCACCCCGTTTGGAGCGATCAGCACATTCGTGCCGCCTTCCCCTTCTTCCAGGCCGCTGATACGTTCATCAAAGTACGCGGTTTCTTCCCGAATCTCATCAATAGCTGCTGACACCTCGTCCAGTTTAACGGGAAGCGTTTTCTCTATGAGCGTATAACGCATCGGTACCATATATCCCGTCTGCCTTAAGGGATAACCGCTGTACCCCTGCTCATTCTCATAATAATCCGCTTTTGTGCTGATCAGGTTGTGGAAGCCATATTCCGGCGGATCAGCATACACTGCCATCTCCGCAGTCCACGCGGCAAAAATCCCATATCCGGCTGGAACCGATATCTTCTGATCATCGAATTTGACCAGGTTCCTGCCTTTTCTCACCCCTGCGGTAAATCTGCTCAGTTCCTGAAATAAACCATACTGGTCAATACAGCCCACATAGAACGTGACCGTCCTCTGCTTTGTGCAGTAAAGCTCAATGGTATCGACATAAAGCCCATCCACAGCCACATAATCATCGATGCCGCAGAGGACCGGATCCGCCAGCATGACTTCCTCCATTTGGCTGAAATCTACTGTTCCCAGGTATCCCTGAAAGTATTTTAACGGCTGCGGAAGCTGCTTTAACCGCTCATCCGGGAGCAGGATGCTGGCATTTTTAAACTGGACCGATGTCCCCGCCGTATTACGCGGCCCAATTCCCAAAGTGGTGCTTCCTGCATTGACTCTGGAGATCCGGAACTGATAACGGCGGTAATGATCTGTCAGATCATAATAAATCGCTGTGTTTGAATGGCTCATCCCATTGTTCCTGTCGTACATCTGGACCCGTAGCTGTGATTCTTCTGAAAGCCTGCGGGCCGTGAGCTCCACAATGACTTCCCTGCAGGATTCAGGAAGGATATTCGTTAAGTTCATCTGGTACATCGGATTATTATTTTTATGGGTCAGGCGGTAGGACTGGTCGCCATACTCATCCTCAACGATTTCGTAAATGGAATCATCCGGCGCAAATACACTGTCGGGGATAAAATCAATCACCTGGCAGTTTTGATAATCACTGCCTATGAGGGCCTCGATCTGCCCATCATGCTCAGCGACCTGTTTTTGCAGGACCTCTTCGTCCCTTCTTAAACTCTCTGCCTCTGCGCGGAGCATATTTCCGGCCATGGCATTCACCGTGCCGTTTTTCCCAACGCCATAGAACAGGTTTCCATATCCTGAAATCGTGACCTCATCCCCGGCCTTTGGGTTATTGGCATACAGAAGGAACTGAAGATTGACCGGCTTCTCCTCATACACGAAACATCCCTGGTCGGGATCATATTCCAAAGGGGTGCCGCCGATGGAGGCAGTATCCGTATTGTCTTCATTCCCTGTTTGAAAGGCATGGATATAAGTGCTTCGGAAGATTGCACCGGTACCGGCAGTTTCTGCGTCATTCATCTTCGCCAGCCATAAGCCAAACTTAAATGCGCCTCTATCATTGGACACATTCTTCGTGCTGTACTTGATCAGAAGATTTTCTCCTAACATCCGCAAAGCCGCATAGTCCCTGGCGTTCACAACAGGCGCATAAATGATAAAATCCCCCGGATAGTCTTCCACACAGGCGATGCGCAAGGAATCCGTTCCCTCTTCATAGGAATACTCAAAACTCTTACTGGTCTTTTTCATCGCCAGCTCATAAAATTTCCCCATGGAAAGATCCGGAATTCTGACTTTATCTGCGTCAAGAGCCTGGATTGCTGTTCCAGCGCCAAGCGACCTCAGATGGGCGCCGAGATTCTGGTAGGCGGTATCATCCGCACTTACTCTTGCATCCACCACTTCCGCCGCATAGTCTGCATCGGCATCCGTACTGGCGGTCACATTGGCGTCCAGCCGCTTGTCAATGCCGTCCATCCGGCTGTTCAGCTCAGATTTGTTCTGGTTTGTGAGTGCCTCCGCTTCTGTGACCCGGTTTTCCATCCGGCTCTCTACGGCCGAAAGCTCTGACCGGACCGCCGCGTCCGTTTCCCGCATTTCCTTTACCGCGTCCGCGATCTGCTGGCTGTACAGGCTGTAAAGCATCCAGTAATTCTTATCGCCGATCACCGTCCCGGCCGGAACCGGCCTGCGGCTGATATAGCTGTCGCCGCTTGCTTCATAAAGGACGATGGTCAGTTCCTCATAGGTCTTGCTCCCGTCCCACACACCGCCGTGTACCGGGACGATCCTTCTTCCGATATACTCAGACATAACTTTCTCCCTTCTGCCGGAACTCCGGCCGTGTCGATCTGCACAGGTCTTTCTCAGGCAGTAACGCTACAAAAAGCCTGCATCCTTCAGCCAGAGTCCTTTACAGAAGGGTGTGTTCATCTGATGGGAAATACTACATAGTGAGTACCCCCCCCCCCCGAAAATCTGTTCGATTTCATATCCATTCCGTTTTCCTTTCTACTGTTTTACTGTGTATCTTCCTCCAGCCAAGCCCGGATCTGGCAGTAGTAACCGTCTGCCCAAGCCTGATAGCCGCGAACACTTGGATGGATGCTGTTGGTGAGTGTCCGGCTGGTTTCCGAAAAACGGTCAGTCACTGGTTTATCCGTATATGGAAACGCCAGCCTCCGGTCTGTACGGAGCCCATGGGCAAAGCAGGTAACATTCGGCTTATAAGCTCCTTCATCAAACGCCTTGATCATCGCAAGGTTCAGAGTGTTGATGCTCTTCCGAAAAATCCCCATGCTGCTGTTCACAAGATAGGAGTAGTCCGAACCGGGGCCGCACAGCCCAATCCCGATCTTACAGTTCGGATATCCGGTCTCCGGATCCAGGAGGGCGTCCACAAACTGCTTCGCATAGCCGACAAATTTCTCCACCTGCGCCTCCGTCCGGTAAAGGGTAGAGCCCTGGCTCACGTCATTGGTCCCAAGGGCGATCAGGAAGTAATCGATCCCTTCAAATCCATTGGAGCTGCAGTATTTCTGAAAATCCAGCCGGCCTTTTTCCTTATCCCAGAAGGCATTCGTTTTTCCGGCATAGTTAGTATCTGCAAGGTAATCCTTCCATTTCCAGCTGCCGCGTCCCTCATGCTTCCCGTTGGAGGGTCCCCTGGTTCCTACCTGATTGACTTCACAGTCCCCGTCCTCGGCAAGCAGCCGGTAGACTTCCGTTGCCACCTGGTTACAGTCCACCAGGGAGTCCCCACAGATACAGATGTTCCGTACCACCTTTGTCTTCAGGGGATGATGGACGCGCACCGCCACGGGCTTTGTCTCCCTGGCCTCCATCGTATTTTCATCCAGCCGGATCACATTGACATTGAAATCTGTATCCTCTGCCGTAGGGGTGTAGTTAAGGCAGTACTCATTCCTGGTCAGGGATTTGCTGTTCGTCACCCGGTAAAGGTTCATCCGCCCCTCGTGCCTGGAAAGGCAGTCAAAGAACATGGAGAACTGCCGGCCCTCCATGCAGTCCCAATGGGATGGCGTTACGATATCCCCAAGGGTATCCCCATCGTTCCCGTCTGAGATGGCTGAAGCCACATAGTCCTGATACCGCTTTTCCACAAATGAGGACGACACCGTATCAAAAAGATCCCCGGCCTTATATTGTGTACCATTTACCGTCACCAGGACATCCGGGCTGATGTGGGCATTATAGAGCCGGTTGTTGTACCAGCTTGCGATATAATAGCCGCTGGCACCAAGAGCACGGAACGTGGCCGCATTATAAAGGTTCAGCGACAAATCCCTCTGGTCCATGGCCAGGATCCGCATGGGATAAGAGGTTCCGCCGGGAGATAAGGGTGTATTATCCACCATGGCGACAGCCTCGTCCTGGGCAGGAAGCCAGAAATAATGATAATTCTCCGGCACACCGAGCGCCCTTGCTGTGACCTGCACCGTCCCTGCTGTCTGGTCGATGGAAAAACTGCCGCTGGCGAGATATAATGTACTCCCTGCCAGACGACCATACTTGGTATCCAATGCATCAAACTTGCTCTGATACCGTTTCTCCACATAACTGTTATACTGCTCTGAGGCAAACAGCTGCCCTGCGAGGTATTCCTCCCCATCCAGAACGAAAGATATCCCTGGGTTCATATGCGGATAGAGGAGCTGCCGCTGGTACCATGCCGCAATATAATACCCGTTGGCGCCAAGCGACTGAAATGCCTTTGTGTCGTAGAGGTTCAGCTTTTTAAGGCTCCGGTCATAGCCTAAGATCACCATATGGCCGGCTTCCAGCTCACTGCTCTCTAACAACGGCGTTGGCTCCTCATCCACTTCCAGCCAGAAATACTGGCAGGTATTACAGGAAGCAAGTACCCGTCCGGTCACCTGGATGGTCTTTGCCACTGTATCCAGCGTAATCTGTCCATACTCCAGAAACAGCTCCTGTCCGAGGTATTTCCGATAGTTATCCGCCTGGTATGCCACCTTTGCCGGATTTCCATAGTCAATCCCATTCACGGTGACCCCATTTGTGGCCGGGGCGACATACACCACAAGGCCGTCATAAAATACCGCCAGCACAAACTTATCCTTTGTGAAAAGCCTCTGCCATGCCGTGTTAGATTCCACATGGACAGATCCAAAGGATTCCGGCTGCCCCTCCACAGCTTCTTTTTCTTCATCCTGGAAATAGATTGCCCACCATCCTTTGGGGGTAAATTCCACTTCGGCGCTGTCCTCCGGGTTTACCTTCGTCTGGATATAATCGTTTCCGTTTGGCCTGCGGCAGACATAGCAGGTCTGAAGGAAGCCCACAGTCACCAGACCGGAACCGTAGGTGATCTCTACCGCTCCGTTGATCCACTGCCACATGGTCGCATAATTGCTTAGGACCTCCGCCGGACGAAGATCGGAATGCAGATACAGGCCAAACCCGTCTTTGTTTCTCGTTGAAGTACTGATTGAGACAAAACAGGTCCCTTCCAAAAGAGAAAACTCTTCATAGTCGTAGAAAACATTCCCCTCCGGAGCACGGAACGTGCCGCCCAGATAATTCTTACTCCTGTCAAAACAGACGATGTTGTGATAGGTATCCTTTCCCGACATATAGCTTAAGGCGCCGTGAATTAGGATGCTTCCCCCGGTGACCGGCACCATATGAAGGGTACTCCAGTTCTGGCTGGAAGTGACGGCACCGGCATCATTGACAAAGGCGTTATCTCTCCATCCCCAGCTCTTTGCAAGGTTCTGGAAGGTACGGGCTTTTCCAAGCGCCCGGACATTGGATCCGGCAGAATCAAAAGTCCGTCCGGTATCGTCCACACGGGCATCCACCATCTCTGCCGCATAATCGGCACTGGAATCCGTGCTTGCGGATACATTGGCATCCTGCCGGGCCTCGATATTTGCCATGCGCTGTTCCAGGGCAGCCTTATTGCTGTTTGTCAGATCCTCCGCAGCCTCCGTGCGCTGGGTCATGGTATTTAAGGTGTTAGTGGTCAGCTCCTGCATCCCTGCCACCTGATCCCCGGTTTCTTCCCGTAAAAGTGCGACCTGCTCCGAAAACCTGGCGCAGAGCGCCCAATATTCCTTCTGATTCAGCCCTGTTCCCGCCGGCACATCCTTCCGGCTGATATAACTGTCTCCGGATCCCTCCTCATATACAATGATGAGCGGTTCATAGGCCTTTGTGCTGTCCCAGGTGCCATCATGTCTGGGAACGATCCGGTTTCCAATATACTCAGACATCTCCTTCTCCTTTCTGCCGGATATTCCGGCATTTTAGATTTCTTCATGGAACAGCACCACCAGCCGTCCCTCCACATCTGTCCCAAAGGCAAGTCCCAGGCCGTCATTCGTATCAAAGACCAGGTATCCCGCGTCATTGATCGAACAGTTCACAATCGTATCGTGGAGCTTATCGATGGTGCTGGATACCGATCCGGTTTCATAGCCCAGCCCATCATGGGACCGGATCCCAAAGTATCCGTCCTCCGTGGTAAAGCATTCATAGATCCCTGCTGCTACAGCCTCCACCGCTTTCTGGTAGGTGATCGCGGCGATTTTTCCGTTGCCTACCGCGGAACGCTCAATACGCAGTGTCAGGGAAAAGGTCCCCAGCACATCTCCCTCGTTATCCAGGAGGATCACATCCACGGGGTATCTGCCATACACCGCTGTCATGAAATCCGTGACGGTAAAGATAACAGTATTTTCTTCTATAAAAACCAGCTCCGGCGCTGTCTCCGAGCTGTACTGGAAGAGATGGCCATCCGGCCGGGTCCCCGCGCAGCTTGCGATGGCACCCTCCGGGATGGCATACTCCACGGAACTGCTGTAGAGCCTGCAGCGGATCTTCCTTGCTTTATGGTCAAACTGCTTCACATGGACAACGGTGGGGACCAGGTTTTCGGTCAGGGAAAGTTCCACTTCCTGATAGATCTTCATATCCGCCATTTACACACCTCCTTCTGTACCTTCGGTATCCGGGGATGTTTCCGTGTCTTCCCCTGTTTCCGGGTCTGTGGGTTCCTCCGGTTCCGGCGGCTCTGTTGGCCCCGTCTCCTCCGGCTCATATCCGATGACAACCCACTCCGTCCCATCCCAAAGTTTCAGCCGGCGGTTGGCCTTATCCACCCAAAGGGCATCCACGGCAGGGCTTGTGGGCGCTGTCTCAGACTTAACGATAGTCTCACCCTGTACCACAGTCGTCGTACCGCCGGAGCCGCCGCCACCGGATACCCCGTTAAAGTCTAAGACCGCCTCCCAGTTCAGCCCGCCATCGCTGCTGACCGCAATGCCATAACTGCCCTCTGTGTACTGGCCGATCTTTAAAAGCCGTTTCTCATTCTCAGGATCAATCAGGCATATCGCATCCCCCTCCCAGAAAAAGTGATCGGTCCCAAAGATCTTCACAAGGGAAGTCCGAAGCACCCCACTGAGCAGTGCATCAGCGGAGAGCCCCACGGCTTCCACCGCAAGCTTTACGACCTTTTCCGTATCCGCCCAGCCATGGCCCCAGGTCTTTCCGCCATCCGTGCTGATAAAAAAACCGTTTGTGCCGCTCATCCAGGCAAAGGCGGAATCCTCCAGCTTTTCTGCCGTATGGGCGTAGCGCACCGTGCTGCCGTCCTCCGCCATTCCGGAGGAATAATGAAGGCCAAAAAGCCCGGCAGCCAGAAGGTTAAAATACTCCTGCTGGACGGAAAGGGTGCGCACATCTGTCACCTGGGTCTCCACACGGTTGATGGCCTCAGTGGCCAGCTGCGCTTCATCCCGGATGCTCCCAAGGGCGCCGGAAAGGGACGAATTGCGGCTGTAGACACTGGCATTGGAAAGAGTGATACTGGAATAGCGTTCCAGGAGTACGTCATAGTCTGTCTCTGTGACTTTGCAGCTGACTTCAATGCCGAGTTTCGCGATATACACATGGACAGTGTCACAGAGACTCACCCGCTCTGCCGCAGCGATATCCGCATAGCCCGGTGTCTGCCACAGCTGCAAAAAATCGATCTTGATATCGATGTCCGGCTCCGTGAGGGAAGTATTCTTTAGATAGTTCTGTGCATAGTATCTCAGCTGCTCCTCCGTTGGTTTTTCCTCAAACTGGCTGGTGCAGTCCAAAGGCGTGATCTTCTCATAAGGACGATCCGTTCCTTCCTCCTGCTCCATGACCACCACTTTTTCGGGCAGTTCCATCAGGGTGCCGTCTTCCGAGTGTTTCCAGTAGGGATGTACCCCGGTAATGACGTTTTCGATGGATCGCTCCATCTGGAAGTCTATGAGGTTCTTCCCATAGACGATCCGCACCCCGTGATCCGCTCCCCTGTGGGCATGGAGCAGGGTGGTGTACATATCCCATTCATACTCCCCGCCATAGGTATCCAGGAGGGAACCATCCATCCCGCCAAGGCAGCTGCGGATGGTCGCGGGTGAGGTAAAGGAGAACACTGCCTTTGAATCAATATCCGTCCAGAAAGAAAAGGGGCAGTCCGTGGTCGCCCGCTTTTTCAGTTCCGTTACAGCCGCCTGGCTTCCGATGACAGAAAAGGGACTTACGGTGATGAAATTTTCCTGGTACTGGATATGCCTTGCCGCGATCTCAAGGAGCCCGGTAAGGGGTGTGGTGATCTTGTAAATGCGAAAGGGCTGGGAGAATGCTTTCTCCGAAGGTTTTGCCAGGATAATGGCACCCTCTATAAGCTCTTCCGCGTGAAGGCCGTCGGAAGGATAGGTGAGCTTCAGTTCATAGCTCCCGTTCCGTTTTTCCACCACCCTTGCGGACATGGAATCGCAGAGCTTTCCGATCCCGTTGGAGGAAAAGGAAGTTTCTGTATTCAGATACAAGCATGGAATCACAGGGGCTCACCTCCTCATCTTATTTTCAGCTGATTTTCGAATCACAGCGTCCACCATCTGGGGGTAACCTCCACGTAGCTGATGCCGCCGGTCCAGGAGATGCTGTTCCTTCCCGGAAGGAGTTCCGGGAAGTCCTCGCTCTTTATCGTTTCATTGCAAAAGCCGCTGGCGTTATAGGCATTATGGGTCTCACAGTTTAAGTCCACATATCCCTCCATGGCATTGATGGTGATCAGTTCTGTGCCTACATAGAGCTTCGCTTCCCCACTGCCGTAGGCCCGGAGGATCGGCTTGCTGGGAAACTCATAGGGATTGCGGATCACGCCGGGGCGCAGGAGTTTTACCTTCTTCTGTCCCTCGATGCTCCATCTCTGGGGCTGGCAATGGAAGGTAAGCTCCATGCTCGCACCCTTTTTTCCTTTTGTTTCAAAGGAGACCGCATCCTTGCAGACGGCCATCCGGAAGAAATCCGGGTCATAGGTATCATGGAGGACTTGATAGCCCACCGGGGATAAAAGCCAGCTCTTTACCGCTGCGGTATGCGCCGGGAGGCTGTCGAAGAAGAAAGCGTCATAGGTGATGTCGATGTTCTTAAACCGCCTTTGGCCGCTCTTGGCGTTCTCCCGGATGATGTCCCCGTTCTTTCCGGGAACGGAGGTCAGCTCCACATCGGCCTCCGGGGAATCATACACACCGGGGCCGGAGATATAGAGCAGGAAATCCTTGCTGTTCTTCCCCGCAAAGGTCAGATAATTTCGTACAAACCGGGTTTTGAGTTCAAATAAGCTGAGATCCCGGTCTGTGAGGATTGGCTGTCTCTGCATGATTGTCTCCTTCCATACATAAAAGGACAGCCCGGTGTCACTTGAACACCGAATTGTCCTCATCCATCATGTCATTGATCTTGTTTGCCACTATCGTGGCCAGCTGGTCATCATCCTGGACGTTATACCCATTAACTGTCAGATGGATGCCGCCCATGTTGATGGTCCGTTGGTGATTTGTTGTCGTGGTACCGCCGTTCCCGGCAAATGCAAGGTCGGGAAGGCCAGAGCCTCCCCATCCGCCTTTCGGGAAATCCGGGAGATTCAGCAGCGGGAGCGCCACTTCCGATGGACGGATCCTCTCCATCAGTTCCCGGATCCGGGACGCTACCGTTTCTACCCGGCTGACCACATCACCCATGCCGCTTTTAATTCCCCTGGCCAGAAGCTCCATGAAATCCGGCATATATTCATCCGCATGGGACAAAGGCCCGGTTTCCGGCACGGAGAAACCGATGATGTCATCGATCTGGCTGGCAAGGGACCGGGCCTCAGCAAGGACGGAGCCGCTGTTGGCCCGGATCCCGGACGCCATCTGGCTGCAGATATCCGCTCCCCAGCTGTAGGCAGAGCTTACCAGTCCGGAAAACGTACTGCTAAAACTGGAACGGATACTGCCAAGCTCAGTAGACACGGTCGATTTCAGGCTGTTCATACCGGTGGACACAGCCGTGCGGATCTCCGACATGGCGGTGGATACCGTATTTTTGATACTGTTCCAGCTGGTAGAAGTGTTGCTCATGACTGCTGTCCAGGTACTGGAAACCGTATTTTTTATATACTCCATTGCTGTGCGGACCGTATTTCGTATCTCGGTCAGGGCTGACGTAATGGTGCCCTTGATGCTGCTCCAGCTTGTCGTTGTGTTGCTCCTTACCGCCGTCCAGGTATTTGCAATGGTATTTTTCATGACACCCATTGCTGTGGCATTAGTATTGCGCATGGACGTAAGCGTGGAAGTGATTGTACCGCTGATGCCGCTCCACTGACTGGCTGTCCCGGAACGGACAGAGGCCCAGGAAGCGTCCACCGCCGCCTTTACCGCATTTGCGGCTTTCGTGACATTGGACTGGATCGCGCCCCAGTCTGTGTTCAGATTTCCAGTCACCGCCGCCCATGCTTTTCTTGCGGATGCTTCCACACCTGCCCATACGGTATCTAGGGATGCCTTGACACCGGAGGCTGCCGCTGTTACCGCAGCACGGATACCTTCCCATGAGGTGGTGATAGAGGTTTGGATCCCCATCCAGGCTGCCTGAGTGGTCGTTTTTAACCCTGTCCATACGGTATTCATTGCCGTATTCACCGCTGTAGAACCACTCTGTACCGCTGCTGCGATGCCTGTCCAGCTCTGGGTCACGGCAGTCTGTACTCCCTGCATGGAACTGATGATGCCAGTGGAAAGTGTATTGGAAAGGCCGTTTACTGCCGCCTGCACCACGGTCACGTTGCTGTTGATGCCATCCGCCAGTCCCTGCATGAAATCCGGCATCCAGCTCTCAAAATCTGCGAGAGGGCCTTCATCCGGCACGGAAAAATGCAGGAAAGATCGGATCTTATCCGCCACGCTGGTGACTGCGGAAGCCACGTTGTTGATACAGGACTTGATACCATTCACAATCCCACCTATGATATCCGCGCCCCAGGAAAATGCCTGCCCCGCCAGTCCTTTGATAAAGGATACCGCATGATTAAAACCGGTTTTGATGGTCGAGGTGATCCCGCTGATGGTGCTGGAAACAGCGGACTTTACGCTGTTCCAGATGGTCGTCACCCCGGTCCTGATTCCATTCATGGCCGTGGACACGGCCGATTTTGCCGCGTTAAAGCCCGTTGTCACCACGGACTTGATGCCATTTGATCTTGTCAATATTACTTGACACATTTTTCTCGAACAATTTGTGGTTTTTG